CAGCCTGCTACAGAACAGCTCACAGGCGAAGTGCCAAGTGAACTAAAAGGAAAACGTTTACCTGCAGGCGAATATAATAAAGCAATCACAAAACCTAATACTAATAATGTAATAAAATACAAAAGACCAGTAAATGATGAATTTGTTGATAAACTTATTGAACAAGGATTAGTTGAAGATGAAATTAGAGGTCTTACTTCTACTAGTGCTCAAAGAGAAACACCTAGTGCAGTAGTTGGCTTTAGTAGTCCAGGACCTTTAGACAAAAGGGGTGGAAAACCAACAGCACCAGTAGGCTTAAAAGAATCAAAAGCAAATATTCCAGTTAGTAGGCTTGGAAGTAGTAGTATTGTTATAGATGACGGTGATGACAAACTTATTAGAGACGGATCATCAAAAGATACACCTTTAAAATATCTAAACAAAGAAGCAAGCGAAGGTGGCGGTGATGTAACAATACCGCACAATGAATTAATTAGATTACGTACACGAACCGGCGCACAAGTATTAATGCATACAAGTGAAGACTTGATTTACATTAACAATAGTGAAGGAACTTGTTGGATTGAAATGAGTGCAAATGGTAAGCTAGATGTGTATGCAAAAGACAGTATTAGTTTTCACACAGAAAATGATATGAATTTTACAGCAGATAGAGATATAAATTTTGAAGCTGGTAGAAATATCAATATGATTGTAAATGAAAACATTTATCAAAGTGTAGCAAAAAATTATGAATTATTAGTAGGCGTAGATGGTAAAATAAAATGCAAAAATAATTTAGAAACAACTGTAACTACAGATTTAAAAACAACAGTAGGCGGAATAATAAATCAAAAAAGCGGCGGCAATACTAGAATACAAGCCGAAGGCGAAACACATATTAAATCAACACACCACAAAGAAACTGCTGACAGAATTGATATGAACGGACCGGCAGCTGAAGCAGCAGAAGATGCTACATTGCCTTTAAAAGCTAAGTTTCCTCAGCGTATACCACAACACGAACCTTGGAATGGACACGAAAATTTAAATCCACTAGAAACTGCACCTGATAAAACTGAAGCAGTTGATACAGAAAGCCAAGATAAACATTATGAAAATAGAACTGTGCAAACAGATAGAACACCTATGAATGATTTAGTACCGGAAGAGGAAGAATAAAATGGCAGATACTTGGCCTGTAAATAATGGAGCAGTTGGCACTAAAGGCAGTGCAGATAGAATATCTTCTCGTACTAATCAACAACAAGCAGATGCTGCAATGGGTAGAACACGTTCGCAAGTAGATCCAGATGCAAACGATCCACGAGGTAGAGATCAAAGAAATACACCCCCGCCTGCCACAACTGCTGCTGCTGCATCTCCAGTTGCTCCTAACAATGACGAAACACCTCAAACTTATTCAGGAACAACACCTGCTCCTGAGGAATTTTTTCTTACTGAACGTACATCCATAGAAGATATATTATCTGGAATAATTCAACCAACAGTAGATAGTTTTTTACAAGGATTACCTGGAGGATTAAGTTCAATTATAGGCGGTGCTTTGCAAGGTATTGCAAACTTATTGCCAAATGTAATGGGCAATCTTTTAAGCACAACAAGTTTAACTAATGTGTTTGGAAATGTTGTAGGATCTATTGGTAGTGTAGTTGGCGATGCATTAGGAGGATTAGCAAATGGACTTGTTGATGTAGGAAAAACATTATTTGAAGATATTGGCGGCGCAATAGGCAGTATACCAGGATTGGGCCCAATTGTACAAGATTTTTCAGGGGCTGTGAAAGGCTTAGGTGATACATTAAGTACAGCTTATAAAGGTTTAAATCCTGAATTGAAAGCTATCGTTGATGGATCTATTGCTAGTGTAGGTGCTCGTGTTTTAGATAAAGTTGGATTGCCTAGTATTGATCCTACTACTGCTGGACTTATCGCTGGAGGCATAAGTTTTGCTACTAATCCTGCAAATAATATTAGAGCAATAGCTGGAACATCTCGACAGATGGATTCAAAAATATTTCCGCAGACAGGAAATAATGTATTTGGAAGTTTAGCTGCAAGTGCTGAATTTGCCGCAGCAGAACTTGATAAAGTTTTAACAACAAATAATGGCATTAACTTTGGATTAACTAACTTGCCAGTGGATATAAACAATGATATTAGAAATGTCACAAATGGCATAGTACAAGATATAATACCACAAGGTGCAAGATTATTTAATGGAATTATATACGGAAATGAAAGAGTAAAATCTATAAATGGTAAATCTTACGTTTTACCAAGGTAAGTGGAAATAAATACAATATGTCAGTAAACGAAAAATCTCTTTATAAAAATATTACAGTAGGTGCAGAATCTACAAATGTTCCTGTGACTAGTAAAAAATATAGAGGTATTAGCACAGTAAATAACAAAACAAATAATTTTGTAAAATACGATCTTGCACTTATAAAACAAGATATAATAAATCATTTTCACATTCGTCAAGGCGAAAAACTTGAAAATCCAGAGTTTGGAACAATTATATGGGATGTGCTTTTTGAACCGTTAACTGATTCTTTAAAAGAAGCAATAATAAAAAATGTTACAGATATTATAAATTACGATCCAAGAGTAAGTGTTGATAATGTAACTATACAAACATTTGAAAGTGGCATTCAAATTGAGTGTGCGTTAACATATTTGCCATACAATATATCTGAAAGTTTGCGTTTAACTTTTGATGAATCTGCAGGTCTCATTTAAAGTGCGTACTTTATTTTTCAGCTAAATATTATATAAGTAAAGGAATGGCAAATGTCAAGTACAGAACGTCAAAATAGACTTCTTTTAGCAGAAGATTGGAAGACAGTTTATCAAAGTTTTAAGTATGCCGATTTTCAAAGTTACGACTTTGATAATCTTCGCCGTACAATGATAAACTATATTAGGCAAAACTACCCAGAGGATTTCAATGACTATATTGAAAGTAGTGAATACCTTGCACTAATTGATCTAATTGCTTTCCTTGGACAAAATATTGCATTCCGTGCAGATTTAAATGCACGTGAGAACTACATAGAAACAGCAGAACGCAGAGAAAGTGTTCTACGTCTAGCAAGATTAGTAAGTTATAATGTTAAAAGAAATCAAACAGCTAACGGATTATTAAAGTTTGACAGTATAAGCACTACAGAAGATGTTATTGACAGCAACGGCACTAATCTAAGCGGACAAACAGTAATATGGAATGATAGTACAAATGCAGACTGGTATGAACAATTTGTAAAAATATTGAATTCTGCATTGCCAGCTGATAATAAGTTTGGTAAAAGTATTAAAAAAGAAACTATCGATAGTGTTCTAACAGAACAATATAGATTAAATTCAATAAGCAATAGTGGATTGCCTATTTACAGTTTTACAAAAAATGTAGATAGCATAACAACACAATTTGAAATTGTTAGCACTGATATAGATGCAGAAAAAATTTACGAAGAAGAACCGTTGGCAGGTAACAGACTAGCATTTTTATACAGAGATGACGGTCAAGGAGCAGGTTCTAACAACAGCGGATTCTTTTTACATTTTAGACAAGGTAGATTAGAAAATAATGTTGTGACTGTTGACAACCCTACTCCAAATACTACAATTAACATTGATACAGACAATATAAACAACAGTGATGTTTGGTTGTATCAATTAGATAGTAATAATTTAGAAAATAAATTGTGGACCAAGGTCGATAATATTGAAGGAAACAATATTATCTACAATAGTATTAATAAAAAAGTGCGAGATATTTACGGTGTATTAAGCCGAGTGCAAGACAGAATTAGTTTAATTTTTAGTGATGGCACGTTTGGTACATTACCTAAAGGTAAATTTAAAGTTTATTACAGAACAAGTAATGCTAGACAATTTAAGATTGTACCTAGTGATATGACTGGCATAACAATTACTGTGCCTTATACAAGTAAAGCCGGTAAAGTAGAAACTCTTTCGTTAACAATGGAGCTAAAAACTGTTATTGATAACAGTGCGGCTGCAGAAAGTAATTCTTCAATTAAAACAAATGCACCTAGTACCTATTACACACAAAATAGATTAATCACAGGCGAAGATTACAATATAGGAACACTAGGTATAAATCAAAATATCATAAAAACAAAAGCTGTAAACAGAACTAGTAGCGGAATCAGTAGATATTTTGATTTAAGAGATGCAAGCGGCAAGTACAGCAATACTTTGCTTTACAGCGATGACGGAATACTTTTTACTGAAAATTTAGATTCTAAATATAGTTTTGATTTTGTAACTAGGAATGATATAGAATCATCAATAAACAATATAATTATACCAGCAATAAAAGATACAAAATTATTAAACTTTTATTACAAAAACTTTCCAAGAAATACAAGTGTAAAGAATTTAAATTTTTCTTGGAATTTTACCACTTTTGATACTAATAGATCGACTGGATATTTTATAGATACAATTAATAGTACTCCTATAGCTGTTTCTAGTTTTACAAAAAGTATTATGAGATATGTCACTCCGGGTGCGTTGATAAAATTTGATGCTCCTAATAATTATTATTTTTCATCAACCGGAGATCTTGCTTTAGGTAGTGCAACGACTTCCGGCTCGTCGACTTATAAATGGGTAAAGGTTATTAGCGTAGAAGATAATGGCACAGTAGTAAATGCTGATACAGGATTGGGCCCGATTGTTTTAAATGATAAAATACCGCAAAATGCAGTCCTAGCTGAAATTATTCCAGTGCTTGATACAAGTATAACTGATGCAGTTAAAACACAAATTATAGATCAAGCTTTTGCTTTTAAAACATTTGGTTTGAGATATGATTTTGAAAATAGTCAGTGGCGTGTAATTATTTCTAATAATCTTGACACACGTACAGAATTTGGATTAGGAAAAACTGGCGATAGTACAAACACACAAAGTGATAACAGTTGGCTATTATTATTTGAAACAGATGGGCAAAAATATACTGTCACTGCTAGAGGACGCAGATATGTATTTGAAAGCAACGATCAAATACGGTTCTTTTTTGATAGCACTAATAAAATATATGACAGTAAGTCAGGCACAATAGTTTCGGATGTTATAAAGGTTTTGAGTATCAATACAAAACCTGATGCACTTAATCCGTTTACTGTGGATTGGCCTTGGCAAATTACTAAAGAGTATAAAAATGATGCAGGGTATATTAATAGCAAAAAGATAGAAATAAGTTTTTTTGATACTGACAATGATGGTGTTGTTGATGATCCAGATTTATTTGAACATATTGTTGCACCCGAGACTAACAGTAATACAAAATACATTTACCAAAAAAAGACAACAGTAAATAAAACTGAAACATTTAATTATATTGATGCAGATAAAGAGCCTATATATACAAAAACTAGTCAGGGCGCAGTTGGCGCATTAAGTCAGTATAACAATGGTGACGTATTTTACTTAATTGATAGAGACGTATTTTTAAAATACAATCAAACTGCAAACGCATTAGAGTTTACATCTGATTATCTTGCATATTTTGGTAGGACTGATATTAAATTTGAATATTCACACGCTGCTGATGAACAAGCTAGAATAGATCCTAGTAGTAGTAATATTATTGATGTATATTTGCTTACAAAAAGTTATGATAACGAATATAGAGATTATATAAAAGGCAACACACAAACTAAACCCTTGCCGCCTAGCAGTGATAATTTGTATTTAGACTATAACTCTAGTGTACAAGCAATTAAAAGTATAAGTGATGATGTAATTTATCATCCTGTAAAATATAAACCTATTTTGGGCAGTAAAAGTGACGTGGATTTACAAGCAACAATTAAAGTAGTCAAAAATAGTGACCGAGTAGTAAATGATAATGATGTAAAAAGTCGTGTTATAGATTCGGTTAATGCTTTCTTTGCATTAGAAAACTGGGACTTTGGCGAAACATTTTATTTTAGCGAATTAGCAACATATATTATAAATCAATCAGCACCGGATATTGTTAGTGTTGTTTTAGTACCAAAACAAGAAACACAAAGTTTTGGTAGCTTGTACGAAATTAAAAGCGAAAATGACGAAATACTAATAAGCAGTGCATCAGTGGATGATGTAGAAATAATTGATGCGATTACGCAATCAAGACTTAAAGCATCGGGGTTAGTTGTAACCAGCGATGACATATTGAATGTTGGAGTACAAAGCTCTGATGTAACTTCTACCGGAGGCGTAAACTACTAATGTCATATAATGATGATCAAAACGAATTTCCGTTACCAGCAGGCAAAAATGAAAAAAGAAGTAGTGTAGAACATTTACCTAGGTTTTTTAGAACTCCACAAAATAAGAAGTTTTTAAGTAGTACATTAGACCAGTTGACTAATCCTGGAGTAATTGAAAAAATAAATGGGTTTGTTGGAAAACGAGAAGCAAAAGCAGCAACTATTTTAGATAATTATTTAGAAGATGTTTCTAAATTAAGAACCGATTATCAGTTTGAGCCTGTCAGTATATACGAAGATTTTTTAGGTTCTACAAAATATTATAGTGATTATAATGACTATATGGGATTGCTTAAGACTTACAATGCAAACACAGAAAATCATAGTAATCTTAATGAACAAGAGTATTATGCGTGGAATCCAAATATTAATCTGGATAAGTTTGCTAACTTCCGAGAATACTATTGGTTGCCTAATGGACCGCAAGAAGTAGCAGTCAGAGGTCAAAGTAAAGACGTTGTTAGCACATATAGGGTCGAGGTATTAGAACAAGATAATGATATTAGTTTATTATTTCATCCAGATGGTTTAACAAAAAATCCAAACTTAAATTTATATAGAGGACAAACTTATAGGTTTGAAATAGATTCTCCGGGTAACCCTTTAAGTATTGCTCTATATAGGGGAGTAGATCCAAACGAAAAACTTGATGATAGTTCTATACTAAATCAAACTTACACACAAGGTGTAACACTGTCACCAGACGCCGATGATGTACTACTAAATCAAGATGATTTCGTTGCACAAGATTATATCGAAAAAGGTATATTAGAATTTACTATTCCTGATGATGCACCTGATACATTATATTTTGTAAGTCAATACGATTTGAATATTAGTAGTAGAATAATTATATCAGATATAGATGCTAATAGTATAATTGATATAGACAATGAAATAATTGGCAAGCAAACTTATACCACATCGGACGGATGGGCATTAAGTAACGGAATGAAAGTATACTTTATTGGTCAAGTTACACCTGCAAAATATTCTCAAGGGCTGTGGTATGTAGAAGGTGTTGGCGATGAAATAAAACTTGTTGCAGCTGAAGATTTACAAGTACCTGCTATATTTACTTCTGATAGCAAAGTACCGTTTGATAACAATGGCTTTGATAGAGTTCCTTTTAGTGATGCAAAAAGTTTTGCTGGAACAAAAGATTATATAGTAGTAAACAAAGCAAGTCCAGACAGAAATCCGTGGGCTAGATACAATAGATGGTTTCATAAAGATGTTATTACACAGAGTGCAGCATTAAACGGACAATCATTTGATCTTCCAGAAGATAGCAGAGCAAAACGTCCTATTATTGAATTTGATCAAGGATTAAAACTATTTAACTTTGGTACAAAAGCAAAAAATAATATTGATTTGATAGACAATTATACCGATGATGTTAAGTCAAAAATAGAAGGACAACCCGGTTATAGTGTTGACGGCATTGAATTATCTGACGGTATGAGAGTAATGTTTATTAATGATACAGATTCTTTTGTCTATGGAAAAATTTTACAAGTTAAGTTTTTTGATTTTAAAGGTAATAGACAAATTAGTTTAGTTGAAACAACTGATACTTTTCCTGATACAAATGACACTGTGCTTGTTAAAGATGGTAACCGAAATGCTGGCAAGATGTATTACTACAACGGTACGACTTGGAATGTAGCACAAGAAAAAACAGGTGTTAATCAAGCACCGTTGTTTGATTTATGTGATACCAATG